CCTACATCAGGAGGTCGCAGACCACTATTCCTAGATGGCGGATTAGAAGTGGAAAACCTAACTGAAGTAAACTTCAAAGACTTAGACTTTCAAGACGGTATAAAAGCCAATGAAAGAATAATCTTAGAAGCACTAGGTGTTCCACCAATTTTATTGGACGGTGGGAATAATGCAAACATTAGACCAAATCATCGTCTTTATTATTTAGAAACCATACTACCCATTATTAGAAAAATGGGGTATGCTTTCGAGAGGTTCTTCGGTTTTAAACTAAATGAAGATGTGAGCGAAGTGCCCGCTCTTCAGCCTGAACTACGAGACCAGGCCAACTATTACGCAACACTTGTAAATACGGGAATATTAACACCGAACGAAGCAAGGGAGGCGTTGAGACTTGAGACGATTGACGGATTCGATCAACCGCGAGTTCCTGCAAATATTGCAGGATCGGCCGCGAATCCAGAGCAAGGTGGTAGACCAGAAGAGACCCCACCCGCAGAGGAAGAATAATTATGACAAAAAATATGATGCTAAAGGCTTTAAGCGAGTATATGCAAGCAAACAATGTAGATACCGTAAGCCTATCAGATTATAAAGCGGACCCGAAAGCTCCTGTGAGAGACTACCTTTTAAGAAGGAAGTTTGGTTCATGGAACAGAGTTTTAGCAGCCGCTAAATTTAGATTTCCAATTGAAATAGCTGCCCCGGCTCCTGCCCCTGCCCCTAAAAAGGCAAAGGCTAAAAAGGAGGATTAACCATGGAAAAGATATTTCACTGGACAAATACTTTCAAAACACTAGGCGAAGACGATGATGGTGGACTAGATATCAAAGGATCAGCTAGTACAGACGCATTAGATCGTGCTGGTGATATGATTGAAAGTGCTGCATGGGCAAAAGGTGGATTGGATAACTTTAAAAACAATCCAGTTATATTGTTTAATCACAACTATGACAGACCTATTGGTCGTGCAAAAGAAATAGGAGTCACAGAGAATGGACTAGAGCTTACTGCTCGTATATCCAAATCTGCTGGCGAAATTAAAGATCTTATTAAAGATGGCGTTCTTGGAGCTTTTTCTGTCGGTTTCAAAGTCAAGGACGCTGATTATATATCAGAAACCGATGGATATAAGATAAAGGACGCTGAACTATTTGAAGTGTCTGTTGTTTCGGTTCCTTGTAACCAAAACGCAGTCTTCTCTGTAGCAAAGTCATTTGACACAATGGAAGAGTATAATCAGTTCAAGAAAAACTTTATTCAAGAGACTTCCTCAATCGACGCTAACGCAAAGATTGAGCAGTCAAGCGAGGCAATAGCCGACAAAACGGAGACGAAAATGTCAGAAGAAAATAAAACTCCTGAAGTAAGCCCTGAGTTCGACCTTGAAGCATTTGCAAAACAGGTAGCGGAAGATACTGCTACTAAAATTGCAATGAAACAAGCCGAGCAAAAAGCTGCAGAAGAAGCCGAAGCTAAAGAAGTTGCTGAAAAGCAAGCCGAAGTAGACGCATCTGAAAAAGCTGAATTGGAAGCTGAACAGGAAAAACAGAAAGTAGTTGTTAAGTCAAGTATTTCTGGAGCTGAGAAGCTAATCGAAGACGTTGCCAAGAAAGTAGAAGAAAGACAAGGAGACTTAGAGTCTGTTGTTAAAGAACTACAATCCGAACTAACTAATAAATCTGAAGAGATTCAAGCTATGCGCGAATCAAAAAGGATTTTCCAAGATAGAGGCAACAAAAACTGGAAAGAAGCTTTTGAAGGCGACATCGTAGATGCTAAGATTTTAGGTCTTGCAACTGGTCGAGGTTATGACACACCATATGCTAAAGGCGTAATGGAAAAAGTAAACGCACACTCAGGTGTTGCAGTTTCTAGTGCAGACTTTGAACAGATTGTTTCTACAAACGTTGAGAGAGATATTCAAAACGAGCTAGTATTAGCACCGTTATTTAGAGAAATTCAAATGAATTCCGCTAATATGATTATCCCTATCCTTCCAGACAGCGGATACGCTGAATTTACTACCAACCAAGTAGCTAGTGGTTCTTCACCACATGGTAACTTGGCTCAGACAGGCGACACCTATGGTGCACCTTTCGGTGGTGTTGACTTGACAGAGAAAACTCTATCAACTCACAAACTTATTTCACAATCTTACTTAGGTAACGAGACTGAAGAAGATGCAATCATGCCGATTCTTCCTTTAATTAGGGAATCAATCGTAAGATCACACGCAAAAGGTATTGAGAATGCGTTACTATTAGGTAACCACTCTACTGGTGTTTATACATCAGGAACTTTTGATGGTCTTATCAAAATGGCATCAGCAGATAGTGATGAAACTCAATCAGCAACAGCTGTAGCTTCAGATACTGTTACTGCTGCAGAATTGCTTGCTTTAAGAAAGAATATGGGCAAATACGGTGTTAATCCTAACGACGTAACTTATATTATTTCACAAAGTGCTTACTTCCAATTACTAGAAGACGCAGAATTCCAAGATGCTAATCTAGTTGGTGACATGGCTACTAAACTCACTGGTGAAATTGGACAGGTATTTGGATCACGTGTTTTAATGTGTGACGAATTCCCTGCTCAAGCAGCTAATGGGTACGGAGCGATTGCAGTATATGCAAGAAACTACGTAATGCCTAGACTACGTGGTGTGACAATTGAGTCAGACTATGAAGTTGCTAACCAAAGACGAGTTCTTGTTGCTTCACAAAGAATTGGTTTCACCGATCTAATCGATGGTGCTACTTCTAAGTGGGCTTATAAGTTCAAAGCTAGTTAATAGCTAACTTTTTGTGGTGGGGGTCAAACCCCACCGCAATATTTTTTAATAATATTATGGCAGATTTAATAAACGTAAATGAATACAAAGACGCTGAGGGAATAAGAGGCG